AATTCAAAGTTCAAAAATTAATTTAGACGAGGTTTGTTTTTATGATCTTGTACCAGAAAAATTTTTGATAGAATTTTATAATGTGAAAAATGAAATAACTAGCTTTGTCTTCGAGAACTATAAAAAGCCAAAAAATTATGATTTTCTTAAAAACTTATGTTTCTTGTTAAAAGGCATCGAGAGTAATGAACTTAATATCGACATGACCAATGTCGACTATTCAAAACAAAAAGTTCGCGAAAGCATCAAAAAAGTAAAGAAAAATAATCAAAGGATAATTTATAATCCATGGAAAACGGTCACCGGTCGTCTAACCACAGAAAAAAATAGCTTTCCTATTTTAACGTTAAACAAAGAACTACGATCGGTGATAAAACCAAAAAACGATTTGTTTGTTGAACTTGATTTCAATTCAGCTGAGCTGCGAGTACTCCTGGGTCTCTTAGAAAAAGAACAGCCCAAAGAAGACATACACGCGTGGGTGAGCGAGAAAATATTTAAAAACAAGTATGACAGAGACAAAACCAAGAAAAAAGTCTTTGCATGGTTGTACAACCCGAAAGCAAAAAATAAAAATTTGAATGAATTTTTAGATAGAGACAAAATACTTGAGAAGTATTATGTGGATGGTGAAGTCGCGACCCCGTACGGACGCGTAATCGTTTCTGACCACGACAAAGCAGTCAACTATCTAATCCAAAGTACGGCTAGCGACATGCTTTTTGAGTCAGCTATAAAGATCAATAAACATCTACAGAACAAAAAGTCTTTTATAACGTTTTGTATTCATGACAGTATTGTTATTGATATGGCAAAGGAAGACAAAACGGCGATAAAAGAAATAACAGACCAGTTTTCAAAGACAAAATTTGGCGATCTTAAAATTAACTTGTCCATTGGACAGGATTTCGGTAAAATGAGAAAAGTATTATGAACATAGTCGGGATTGGCCATGCAGGCTGTCAAGTTGTTAAACAGTTTGAAAAATATACTCAATATGAAACGTATTTTATCGATACAAACAAGCAAAAGGAGTATAAAAATTTTTTCAAGGTCGTGGCCCGAGACAGTCATGAGGAATACGAACAAAAATATAAATCCTTGCCGTTCAAGGAAATCACGGGTAAAATCACTTTGGTGTTTTCTGGCTCTGGAAAAATAAGCGGTATCCTGCTGCGTGTTCTTGAGCAGCTAAAAAAGACAAACGTAAATGTGCTTTATATTAAGCCAGACTTAAAATCAGCAGACAAAAAAGCAAAACTTAGAGAAAAAGTAGTTTTTGGCATTTTGCAGCAATACGCCAGATCTAACCTGATTTCGCAATTGTTTATTTTTTCAAACCTACACGTAGAATCTGTTTTAAATGCTGTGTCTATCCAAAACTATTGGAACGATATCAACAATGTTATATCAAGCACGTACCACATGTACAACGTTTTTGAGAATACAGAGCCAATTTTATCGACTTTGTCTGAACCGGCCCAGGTGAATAAAATATCCACGTTTGGAGTCGTTTCTTTCGATAACTTAGACGAAAAGATGTTTTATGATTTAAAGAAAGCTAGATTGAAAAAATACTTTTTTGGAGTTTCAGAAAAAACGTTAAATGAAGAAAAAGATTTACTTCAAAAAATCAGAGGTTATGTTGATAACAAAGCAGACGAAAATTGTAGCACTTGTTTTGCTATATATCCAACAATATATGAACAAAATTATGCTTACACAGTGCACCATGCAAGTTTCGTACAAGAACAGAATTTAGTTTACACCTAGCAATGTGTGACTAAATTATTAATTAAGGCGTACAGGAAATTTGCTGTACGCACTATAGCTAAAAGCAAAAGGAGATATACTATGGGTATTGATTTAGCAAAAATGAAGGCAAAGCGTGACGCCTTAGAAAGTCGCGGCAACGGTAACAGCGCCTTCTGGCGTCCGGAGGATGGTGAACAAACAATTCGTTTAGTTCCGACTTCTGACGGTGATCCGTTCAAGGAGTATTGGTTCCATTACAACCTAGGTAAAAATCCTGGGTTTTTGAGTCCAAAGAAGAACTTTGGGGAGGAGGACCCTCTTAACGATTTTGTTCGCCAGCTCTACAACGAGGGTACCGAGGAAAGTATCAAGATGGCGAAGAACCTCTCCGCACGTCAGCGCTTCTTTTCTCCCGTACTAGTACGTGGTGAGGAAGAGAAGGGAGTTCGACTTTGGGGGTATGGTAAGACTGCATATAAGGAGCTTTTGAACTTAGTTCTTAACCCAGAGTACGGAGACATCACAGATGTCAACGAGGGGACTGATTTGGTCATTAACTATGGAAAACCTGCCGGCGCGCAGTTTCCGCAGACTGCTATTACTCCCCGCCGCCGTCCCTCACCGTTGTCAAAGAACGAAGACGAGATTAGCGGAATGCTTGACTCTATCCCTTCGTTCAAGGAAACGTTTGAGCCGGCTCGCAAGACAGCTTCGGAAATCCAAACAATGTTGGACGAGTACCTTCTTGGTGAGGAAGACGCTGAAGACGTGTCGACCGAGTCTTCGAAGTATCAAAGCAGCGAGCCAGGAAGTGTTGTTGATAAGGCGTTCGAAGAGCTTCTAGCCTCTTAATTGAACAACCGCAGGGAGGCACGGGTTTACAGGTGTCTCAACATTTACAAGAGGAAACATGGCTAAGCAAAAAGCACAAAAACTTGGAAGACTAAATCTAAAAGAGATGAGAAAGCTTGTTAACAAAAAAGCAGGCACAGAAATTGCATTCTCGCTAGCTGAAGAAAACCCGACAGATGTACGAAGTTGGATACCCACCGGTTCACGGTGGCTAGACAGTATTATTTGTAAAGGAAAGCTGGGAGGAATTCCGCTAGGCAAAGTTGTAGAAATCGCCGGCCAAGAAAGCACGGGCAAATCGTATATGGCTGCGCAGATTGCAGCGAATGCCCAAAAAATGGGGATTGATGTTGTTTATTTCGATTCAGAGTCGGCAATTGACAGTGTGTTCCTAGAACGCGTGGGCTGTCATCTAGGCGACACGCCTCCAGCTGATATGGGTTGGTTCATGTACACTCAAGCTCATAGTGTTGAGACTGTATTGGAAACGATCGAAGAAATGTTGGGGACAAACGAAAACTCGATGCTCTTCGTTTGGGACTCCGTTGCACAAACTCCGTGCGAAACTGATATTGCAGGAGACTTCAACCCGCAGTCCTCAATGGCCCTAAAGCCTAGAATTTTGTCGAAAGGCGTCCAAAAACTAACACAACCGATCGCGAACAGCCGATCTACCCTTCTGGTATTAAACCAACTAAAAACCAACATTACGAGCAACGTTTCAGAGGCGATGACCACCCCGTGGTTTACACCAGGCGGCAAGTCTTTACCTTATACTTATTCATTAAGAATGTGGCTAACTTCTAGAAAAGCTAAAGCTTCTTTTGTTACTGACGAAAACGGCTTTAGAGTTGGTTCGGAGGTCAAGGTTACTTTGAAAAAGAGCCGGTTTGGAACTCAAGGACGTCAGTGCACATTTAAAATTCTATGGGGCGCCGAAGCTGCATGTATCGAAGATGAAGAAAGCTGGTTCGAGGCAATCAAGATAAGCGAGTCGCTACAAAATTCAGGCGCTTGGTATAATTTGTTTTATGAAGACGGGACGTCAGAGAAGTTTCAAGCTTCTAAGTGGAGCGAGAAGCTGAAGATCGAAAAGTTCCGGGCCCGAGTGCTGCAACTCATGGACGAGGAAATTATTATGAGATTTGAGAAAAAAGACGGTAAGGCCGAAGCTTTTTACGATATCGATAACGAAGAAAAGTAGTTTATTTTACCTGTATGCGTTGTTATCTTTTAAGAGGTGACAAATGCAAAGATTTAAACAAAGAACAGATATAGTCGGCAAAGTAGTAGACAAGACTAATAAAATTAATCGCTTGTTCACTTTGACTAGGAATATCGCTTATAACAGTCCGTACGGTAAAATACGCCATGGCGCAATTATAATAAAAGGTGGTTCGGTATTAAACGTCTCCTTTAACAAAGAAAATTATAGTTCTTTTGGTACTCGCTTTCGAAGTCCACACCGCGGCCACGCAACAGTTCATGCAGAACTAGGTTGTATATTAGGCCTCGCCCGAGATTCAACTGCTGGATCTGACGTATACGTCTGCAGAATCAACAGAGACGGCGATTACCGCAACAGCAAGCCATGCAAAATGTGTCACGAAGCTCTTAAACATGTTGGCGTGAAGCGGGTGTATTATACAACAAACAATAATACAATCGAAATGTATAAACTTTGAACTAATTATTTAGTGGAGGAAACATAATATGCACTCTCTTAAAGAGCTAATAACAGAATATTTTAAAGACACTTTGCACGAAGCAGACATAGTAATGAGGTCATCCCGATCTAAAAAACTAACAATTGTAACAGATAATTTGCGAGGCGTTTGTGGAATAACCGTATGTACCGTAATCAAGCCGGCCCAACCAATATCTGAGGAAGTTGAGAAGACCTATTTAAAGGTTAAATTTTTTCAGATGGAGCCAACGTTAGAAAAGCAACTTACCCGCATGGCTATTGACGCAAGAAAAATAGACGGGGTATATTCTTTTATACCAATTCGTACGAGCAAAGTTATCAGTAGAATTTACAGAAACGAATAAGAGAGGAAAAATTGAATTCGGATAAAAAAGTGTTGATCATAGATCAACTAAACCTTTTTTTTCGCAACTATATTGTTAACCCGAGTCTTTCAACAGACGGCATGCCCATCGGCGCGCTAAGGGGTTGCATGCAGAGTTTGCAAAAAGTGATCAGAGAGTCTAAACCAGATATGGTGGTGATATGTTGGGATGGAGCCGGCGGGTCGAAGAAGAGAAAGCTTATTAAAAAAGATTATAAGGCAGGAAGAAAGCCGATTAGACTCAACAGAGCTATCAAAAATATGTCAGAAGACGAAGAAACCGACAACAAGTTCTGGCAGCAATCAAGATTAGTCGAATATTATAACCAAATTCCTGTTATACAATTTATGTTTGATGGTACTGAAGCAGATGATATCATAGCTTACGTTGCACATCACAAGCAATTGCAAGAATACAAAAAGATAATCTTGTCCAGCGACAAAGATTTCTTTCAACTCCTCAACGACAAAACTGTTTTATACAGGCCAGTACAGAAAGAAGTTTTGAACAGGCAAAATATACTTGATAAATTTGATATTCACCCTACAAACTTTGCCATGGCGCGGGCTATGGCCGGCGACAAATCTGACAACATTGAAGGCATCCAAGGGTTAGGTTTAAAGACCATATCCCGTCGTTTTCCTTTTCTGAAGGAAGAAAAAACAAAAACTTTTGAAGATATTTTGACTCACTGCAAAAAAGAGTTGATCAAGTCAGAGATCAAAGCTTATAGAAATGTTTTAGATTTTGAAAGTACCCTACGAGTTAACTACCAAATGATGCAGCTCTATGCACCTATTTTGTCAATTGATTCTAAAAATTTGATTAACAGCACCCTTAAAGATCCTGATCAAAGCTTCAACAAAACCGAGCTTATAAAGATGATGATGAAAGATGGGTTCGGAGAAATTAATTTCATTGAACTTTTTCAACACTTAAACAAAATTGCTCTAGACAACTCTTAAAAGATCCTTAAATTTTAAGAAAGAAAAGGTTATAAAATGGAAAACCAAACTAGTTTTTCGAAATACGGAAAAAAGTTTCAAGAATCGTTAGCGCAATTAATAATGGAAGATCGTCCGTTCGCTGATCAGGTAGAGGAGGTGTTGAACACTAGCTTCTTCGAGCTAAAGTATTTGCGTGTTTTTACACAAAAATTGTTTGATTATCGAGAGAAATATGGCGTGCACCCCTCTAAAGATATCGTTGCAACCGTTATCAGGGCTGAACTAGAAAACCATAGCGATGCGGTACAAAAACAGGTAAGGGACTACTTTGCTAGGACCTGTATACGAACCATCACAGATGAAAAGTATATAAAAGAAACAGCACTAGATTTTTGCAAAAAGCAAAAGTTGAAAGAAGCGCTGATGCAATCAGTCGACTTGATACAAAATTCATCTTACGACGAAATACGAAATGTTATTGATACAGCCCTCAAGCTAGGTACTGATAATAACTTTGGTCATGAGTTTTTAAAAGATTTTGAATTGCGATATGAGGTCAAGGCGCGCAATCCTGTCACAACCGGTTGGGACAAGGTCGATATGATCATGAAAAATGGTCTAGGTAAGGGAGAGCTAGGCGTGGTCATCGCACCCACAGGCGCCGGCAAATCCATGGCCCTTGTTCATTTAGGTTCACACGCTGTTCTTGCCGGGAAGAATGTTGTGCATTATACATTAGAGTTGTCAGATTCGGCCACCGGTCAGAGATATGATAGTTGTATTAGTTCTGTACCACTTTCTTGTCTTTTTGCAAGAAAAGATGAAGTACTTGAGAACATCAGCGACGTCGAGGGAAACTTAGTGATCAAAGAGTACCCTACAAAGACCGCTTCAACAAATACGATCAGAGCGCACCTAGAAAAATTAAAAAAAAGAAACCAAAAAGTTGATATGATTATAGTAGATTACGCTGATTTGCTTAGATCTACTAGAAATTTTAAAGAGAAAAGAGATGAGTTGGGTTCTATTTATGAAGACCTGCGCGCCATAGCTCAGGAATATAAGTGTCCTCTTTGGACTGCTTCCCAGACGAACAGAACAGGATTGAACGCAGAAGTGGTGACTATGGAATCGATATCAGAAGCCTTTAACAAGTGCTTTGTTGCTGACTTTATTTGTTCTATATCTCGCACGATTAAAGACAAAAGTTCTAACACTGCCAGACTTTTTATTGCCAAGAACCGAAATGGGCCCGACGGCCTGGTTTTTCCTATGTTCATGGACACTAGCATGGTCCAGCTTAAAGTGTTGTCTGAAGCCACCGTACCAAAAATGCCAGCTGATTTAGGGCCGGATGAGTTGGCTGCAGCATTAAGAGAAAGATACAAAAAGCATAGACAAAACATAAAAGGAGCAAAATAGTGATTCTGCCAAATGAAATATTATCGGACATTACCGTATACATGAAGTACGCGAGGTACCTACCAGAAAAAAAGAGAAGAGAAACTTGGAAGGAGCTAGTTACTCGCAATAAAAAGATGCATGTTAAAAAATACCCAGATCTTAAAGAAGAGATCGAGGAGGCCTATAAATATGTTTATCAAAAAAAAGTGTTACCGTCAATGCGATCCATGCAGTTCGGAGGTAAGCCTATTGAAGTGGCACCTAACCGGGTATACAACTGCGCTTTTCTTCCTGTTGATCATGTTGCCTCTTTTAGCGAGTGCATGTTTCTCTTACTGGGCGGAACGGGTGTCGGATATTCTGTACAGAAACACCACGTAGAAAAACTCCCTGAAATTCAGAAGCCTAATTCTAAAAAAACTCGTCGATATCTAATAGCAGATTCGATCGAGGGTTGGGCCGATGCAGTCAAAGTACTGATTAATTCTTACTTTCGAGGAGGCTCAAAAATACGTTTTGATTTTTCTGATATCCGTCCGAAAGGTTCACAACTAGTTACTAGTGGTGGTAAGGCCCCTGGCCCGCAACCACTTAAAGAATGCCTTGTAAAGGTACAGGGTATTTTGGCTGAGAAGGAGAACGGCGACAAACTTGAGTCTATCGAAGTTCACGACATTATTTGTCATATTGCTGATGCTGTTCTTGCCGGGGGGATTCGCCGCGCCGCTCTTATATCGCTGTTTTCGGCCGATGACGAAGAAATGTTGGCCGCAAAAATCGGCAACTGGTGGGAAACAAATCCACAAAGAGGAAGGGCAAATAACTCAGTTGTATTAATCAGACATCTTATAACTAAAGAATTTTTTGAAAAAATCTGGGAAAGAATAAAGGAGAGCGGTTCAGGAGAGCCGGGTTTTTATTTTTCAAACGACAAGGACTGGGGCACTAACCCTTGTTGTGAAATCGGACTGAGGCCTTACCAATTCTGTAACCTAACAGAGATCAACGCCTCTGATTTGGAGACGCAGGAAGAATATGAAGCACGGGCCCGCGCAGCTGCGTTTATAGGGACGCTGCAAGCTGGGTATACCGACTTCCACTATTTGAGAGACGTGTGGAAAAAGAACACAGAGAAGGACGCTTTAATCGGAGTGTCAATGACTGGAATCGCTTCCGGCCGAGTATTAAATTTGGACATGTCGGCAGCATCTCAGGTTGTAAAATCCGAGAATCGACGCGTCGCGAAGATCATAGGAATCAAACCCGCCGCCAGAACAACCTGTGTTAAACCGGCTGGAACTACTTCTTTGACCCTGGGCACAAGCTCCGGCATTCACGCGTGGCATAACGATTATTATATTAGACGTTTGCGAGTAGGAAAAAACGAGTCCATATATATGTACTTGTTCTTAAACCATCCAGAACTATTAGAAGACGAATATTTTAGGCCTCATGACACGGCCGTCATCGAGGTACCTCAATGCGCCCCACGCGGTTCAACAACCAGACAAGAAAGCGCGCTTCAACTTTTGAAGAGGGTGAAAAAGGTAACAGATGAGTGGGTAAAACCAGGACATGGTACCGGCCAAAATACACACAATGTTTCAGCAACCGTCTCCATGCGTCCAGATGAATGGACTGATGTTGGAGAGTGGATGTGGGAACACCGCGCGTGTTATAATGGCTTAAGTGTTTTGCCGGCCGATGGAGGCAGTTATAAACAAGCACCTTTTGAAGACTGTTCACCGGAAAAATTTCAAGTACTTCTTCAGTCGCTTAAAGGTATTGATTTATCAAAAGTGGTTGAGTTAGAAGATGACACAAATTTAGCTGGTGAATTAGCATGTGCAGGCGGTACCTGTGAGATCACATAAATTGTTTACATTTGTTTGCAGGCTATTATATTAATAGTGTTAGAAAGGAGATTAACATGAGCGACCCCTCAAAAGAAGAATATGTTGTTGAGTATATCAAGGCCCTGGCCGCGATCGAAGAAGAAATGCAGCCCTACAAGGAACACAAAACAGATTTGAGAAAGAACTATGTTCAAAATGGCTGGTTAACTGCCAACGAAATGAGACAAGCTGTCAGAGCTTTCCGGATGTTAAAGAAAGACGACGATATCGACCAGTTTACTGATTATTTTGATAAGATTCGTTCTGGGGTTACCGGTATATAATGCTAGAGCCTATGAACAAATATTTGTTGGTAAAACCAGTTGAAGAAGAGAAAAAAGAGTCTGGAATATTAGTTCCAGAAGATTATAAAGTAAACCATGCTGTTCACTCTCTTGTGACACTCCTGCGATCGCACGACGCTTCCAACCTAGATGCCGGCATGAGGCTGATAGTCCCGACGCATATGATTGAAGAAATTAATTTGTTTGGCGAGAAGTCCTATGTTGTTCTAGAAAATAACGTCATAGGATTTTTTCATAACTAATTAATAACATTAAGAGGTATTAGATGAACATAGCTATATTCTTCCTGTCAATAACTGTGCTGACAGGAGCGCCGAAGATCGAGTTTGTTAAACCAACCAACTCGGGCGAGAAAAACATAAAAATCATGAAGCCAATTAACTTCGTTGATTCTGAGCGGGTGAATAGGTTTATACACGTCGGCGAAGTACCGGTCACTTATGAAGAATTGCGTTATTACGCTATGTATAATTGCAAGAATAACAGCAACCCTTCAGAAAAAGTAATCGACCAGTTAATTCAGATTGAAAAATCTTTTAGTCCACCCCCGGAAATGCGGGGTATGATATTGGCTGCAGCCTGTACTGAATCTGGATATAACCCTGCCGCCAAAGGCGATCGAAAATTCAGCAAAAACAAGAAAAAGCCAATGGCTATAGGAATTTTGCAGCTCTGGCCGATATACGAAAAAATGTACAACACAAATCGCTACGACGTTGTCTCGTCAGCTAACAGTTGGATGAAACATATTGTAAAAATGATCCCGAAAGTAAAAAGACAGTGTAACTATAAAAAAGCTAAAAAAGTTTGGCTGGCTGCTTGGGTAACGGGTATCCGTTATAAGAAAGTGGGCGGCCGCTGCAACGAGAGGCCAAAGCATTATCGTCTTATGAAAAAATGGCACAAGATGATTAAGAACGACAGGCTTAAGGAGAGTTACTGTCGTGACGCAGACACCTGCGGCTGCTGATTTTGTATGGGAAAACGTTGTTATCGGTGCAGACATAGACGCAGTCAGATTTGCACACGACAACAAACATTTTTTGATCAAGAATCGAGAACCTCACCATCACTCGTATGAAGACGTCGAAGATGAATGGGCCCGCCGGCTATATGAACTCTATGATTTAGGCCTCAGCCCTTTTGTTGACAAGTGCACGAGCGTAAGAGTCCTGCCCGAAAAAAAACTTATAAAAGTTTTTGTTGGCCCCGGGGCATGCGTTATCAAATATAATAATTTATATTTATA